TCAAACAATTCAAATTGCTCTGAGTGAGAACAAAGTCCCTCGTGGAGTTATCGGTTTACCTGAAGATGGGGATAGAACTGTTTCGTATCGTTTTCAAGGAGATGTTTATGAGGATACAGCTTATGATGTTAATCAGAAATCTATTGTTGTTCGTAATTTACAAGAACTTGGCGTAGACAGTATCGAAGCACTAAAGTTTTTATTCCCTGAAAAAACTGATTCTGAACGAGCAGAAATGTTGAAGGGATTTCCCTTCCGCATGGTGCAACAAACACAATCTGCGATGCAACAATTTCTGGTATTATTAACTCAGATGTTGCAGTCTCCTCATCCGCTTGCGCCTAATCAACCGCTTGCGGCAGACCCTAGACTGAATATCACTCCGCTCTTATATAGAACATTCGACCACCTCGCGGAAGAATTAACCTACTCGGGTAGCTATGAGCCAGCAGATCCAAGCTTCAATCCCGAGCCCGGTCTCCCCGGCGGTAGCCCCGACGGTAACCTCAGACCAGGGCTCAACCGCCTACCCGCAGTGGGTGGCGCAAACCTCTACCCCGGCGGTAGCTTCGGTACCTACAGCCCAACCGCCGTCGCAGGCAACACAGGCTACGGTCCCTTCTACCAGCAACCAGTTCAGCCCGTCAACGTCGCAGTTCTCCCCCAACAATCCGTGGGAAGCAGCGATGGGTTCGCTGGAACGGGTTTTATCCCAGATCAATACTCCGTCCCCCAACCAGGGTCAACAGTCGCCTTACCAGGCGGCTCAGCAACAGGTTACTCAACAGAGCAATCTGAATTCACAGGTCCAGCCTTGGGCTTACCAGGCACAGCAGGTAGCGCAGACATTGCCTACCAACGTCTCACAAACCCAGAATTCCTCGCAGACTTCTACGGACCCATCCAACGGTCCTCAAGGTCTAAGCGTCGCAACTCAAGCCGTCGTTAATCACTTCGGTATTGAGGCACCTGGGATTTTAAATCAGTATGCATGTGCTCTCGAGGATATGCTGATGGATCAAGCCGGGCGTATGGATGCTCTTACTGAGCGCCACAACGCCATGGAGACCATCCTCACGAATCCCGATCATTTAGCTAACTACACTGATCGGTTCTTCACTGAGGTCGTCCCTGTGGACATTGATTCTGATGTGCCTGCCAGTAATCAAGCAGCAGCACAAACTTATCAACCTCGCTACGACATGCCTGCTCCTCCCGCTAATGCCGGTGGCGCTCAGGGGGTGGTTCCTCAACAACAATGGGAAGCCTTTAGCGAAGTTATGAATCGTTCTCCCGAAAATGCTTGGCGTTATTTAAGTCAAATGGGTCCGGATGCGCTTCGCAGTAAGCTCTTATTTATGGACGCTGCTTGATTTAGTCAAGATTTAATGAGCTCCCTCGGAAACGGGGGAGATTTTTTTTGCTAATCTACATGTAATAGCAAACTAATTATGCGTGCTCTAGGTTATTTACGTCGCAAACCTAATTTAAACGACAGTCAACAAGAACCCGTTGTTGAAAAACCTGTTGAAGTTTCCACGCCAAATTCTCAGACTGAATTGTCTGATGAGTTTGAAGAATCAGTTGACTTAACTTGATTTTTATTAATTCGTTTTTTAACTTCTGCTTCTAGTAATTTTTCGGCAGAGTTTAATAATTTGATACCTGCGTATCCGCAAATAAATGAGGTCGCTATGGCCTCGTTTTTTGTAAGCTTAAATCTTTCTGCTATTGCTGGACTTATAAAAGTTGCGAGAAACAGTCCAACAATTGTTGTTCTAATTAAATAAATTGCTAATTTTGAACGTTTTTGTGGATGAACAAGAGAATCTGTTAAAGAGCCAGACATACAGGCTAGTGAAGTCTCAAGATCTTCAAAGAAAACCGAAACTAACTTATCGGCATTCAAGTTGTTAGTTGCGGCTCTTTAAAATTTTAACCCAGTAAAATTTATTTAGATGGTTACTTTTTATGGTCTATACACCATTTACAAATTGGAAATACGACAAGAATTTGTACCATCGTGTGCAATCTGGTCCGCAACGAACTAATGATGATTTAAATCTTACTGACACGTATGCTGTTGTAGGGAGTGGATATACTTATCCTGGTGGAACTCAGCAAACTTGGTTTGGTGTGAATTATCAAGGTGCTGATTTTGGTTTAGTTCCTGTTGGACCCGTAAACATAAGTGGATATTTAAATACTGACTGGCGTGCTGTACCTCCTGCTGTTTCTGGTTATTGGTCAAACTATGAAAATGTTTTACCTCATGCTTCTGGTCTTCTTGATACTTATTTAGGTTATCGAGCTCAAGGTTTATACAGCATAGCTGGTCGTACTGTACAAACAGCACTTAGTCCTGAACCAGGTTTACGTAATTTCGGGGTTTATACATGGTTTGGCGCTGGTGTTCCTGATAATCAAAATTACGCACCTTTCAAAACACCTTCAAGTAATTCGCCATATGTATATGACGAGAATACCGGTGGTTTTGTAGGTGATGGAATTACAGGTGGTCCCGGATCTTTTCAACGAGTTCGTTATCCGTCTTTAACAAATCCCACAAACGATACTTCTGGATCTCGTGCAGCCTGGGTTTACAATTATCCGGTTTATTGTCAAGTCTTTACTGAAGCTGTTCGTAGCACAGTACCAGGTCAAATGTCCGTAGTTACACGTACTAATTACAGACATAAATCAACTCGCTACGTGCCTAATTATGGTTCTATTTATGGTGTTTTGGGTGAGGGAGTGCGAAATATGATTCGCCGCGTGGGTCCAAGTAATTAAATTAACCACTAAAATTGCGACACTAAAACATAACTATATGGTTGTTTAAGAGTTAAGATAATTTTGTAGTTTCTTCGAGAACTTATCGATGTTTATCGATAATGATTTTCCGAAGATTCTTGGTGCCGAACTGTACCGTCCGCACCCCGCATACATCGTTGAGATGGCTGCGGAGCCTGTGGTTGTCCATGATTTTTCTAAGCAACCTGGTCAGACTGTACAACTGGATCGTTACCGTTTCTTCGGTAATCCTGGCTCCAAAGAATCTCGCGAGCGCACTGCTGAGCAGACCATCGGTACTGCTAACAGCCGCAACATTGTGAAAGATAAGGTGCTGGTTACTCTTAAGGAGTACACCGGACCTGCTGATCCTTCTGATCCGACTCAGCCGAGCACCTTCAAAATTGCTCGCGAGACTCTGATCACGGCTCAGCGTTTGCTGCTGGACACTGGTAACCTCACCACTTTCCACCAGTCGATTGGTAGCCTCACCCTGCTGGATGACTATCGCCGGTGGCGCGATCGGGTGTTCATCAACGAACTCCTGAAAGCTGTTTCCAAAGGTCAGTCGTCTGATACCCAAGGTGGTTATTACTTCCCTGGTGATCTGGCTACTGGCTCTCTGACTTATACCAACGCCGAGCAAGCTAAGTTCGACGTTAAGGATGACCTGCTGCGCGTGGTGAAGAGCCTGCGTAAGCGGAACACTCCTACCTTCCAGGATGGTTTCTATCGCTGCGTTTGCGATCCCACCTTCCTGATGCACCTGCGTCAGAACAGCGACTTCCGTGAAGTTGCTCGTTATCCTGGCAATGGTCAAATCAACCCACTTATGTCCGGGATGCAGCCCAACGCTGCCCTGTACATGGGTCAAGGGTTCGGCCAAGCCACCTTTGTGGCCGGTGAGCCGATTATGCCCACGGGCTTTGTGTTTGAAGGCGTGCGCTTCTTCGAAAGCACTAACATGCCTACTCAAACTCAAAATGCAACCATCGCATCTACCGCTGCTGATTACAATGCAGCTATTGGTATTTTCTTTGGTCCGCAGTCCACTGGCGTCGGTATCGGCGGTAACAACGCTCAGGTGCTTCTAAACAACAACGACGACTTCAGCCGTTTCATCATGATGATTTGGAGCCTGTACGCAGGTTTTGAACTTCTGAACGCTGATTTCGTTACCGTTGCCTACTCTTTCGACGCTTGAGGAGGTAACTAACGATGACTATTAATCCTAATCAGCTGTCAGTTGCCAAGATTTATCCTGGTAACTACACCAACGTTCTTCGTTACTGGCACGAAGAAAAGACCGTTCAGTATAACAATGCGAACGGTGTTTCTCAAAACCTGACAGGTCAACCTGTCGGTGGTCCTGTCGGTGTGATCTTCCGTCCGGGTTGGATTGCTCAACAGGCTGTGGGTTATGTGGACCTGAGCTATCAAGCTCTGGGTACTAATAACCAGCTTGACTATTACACCCAGCCTTATGGTTCGGGTCAAAATGGTGCTGCGCAGCCGTTCCTGAATGCTTCGGTTATCATTCCGTCCCCAGATTTCCATAAGGATATCCGGGCCGATATCACCGACGGCATCAAGGCTCCCTCTGGCGTGTTCGTGTATCGCACCTCGCTCCGTGTTGACGGTGGCGATGTGGTGAGCTCGGGCGTTGCCGGCGGCGCCGCCGCCCCTCGCCTGACCCTGATCCCCGCTGTGGGTCAAGGTCTGCGTGACACCACCA